AACCATTATATTATATTGATTCAACAGGAATAGTTTATGAAACAGAAGGAAGATTTTCAGTAGTGTCAACAGTATTAAACTATTTAAAAGTACCAACACGAATGCGTTACGGTACTGCATATACTTCTCCAACATCAGATGTACAATGTGATTTTACATCAACAATAATGCAACAAGAAATACTTAATATGGCTATTTCTATGGTATTAGAGAATATTGAATCACAAAGGTATCAAACAAATCTAAATGAATTAACAAAACAAAATAATTAACAAATAAAAAATTTAAAAAATAATGGTAACAAATAGAGTTTTCAAAGTCTTAGTAACCAATGGTGTTCAAATGGCAAATATGGCTGATACTGATGCAGGTCAATATCTAATCATAGATTCCACAGGAACAACAGTAAGTTCTACAACTGCTTTAACAGGTGATGATGTAGTACAAATTGTTGTTAATGATACAGCTGGTGTTAAGGTTTATTCTGATCCAATTAGGGTAAAAGATATAAAAGCATATAATCGTGAAGATTTTAGAGCTAAGGTTGAACAAGTAGTAACGCTAACTCCTTCAACTCCTGTAGTAGGTAATATTTATTCAGTATCTATCATAGATAATTCTGATAAAGAAATTCTACAAATGCGTCAATCTAAGAAAGTATATGAAGCAATTGCTGCTACTACTACTGCTTCTGATCTTGTTACATTGCTTAAAGCCAAAATTAATGCTGATCCAAATGCTATTGTTGTAGCTACTGGTACTTCAACTTTGATTCTTACTGCTAAAGCAATTGCAAGTACAGCAAATGTTATAGGAGAGTTTCCACTTCAATATACTTTTAGTGTACAAACTTCTACTCAACCAAGTCAACCAACTTCTCCGTCATATACTTTGACAGCTGGTGGTACTGTAGCTGCTACAACTGCTGCTGATTATGGATGTGGTAACTTCTGGCAAATTCGTACTCTTGAACAAAGAGGTTTAGGATATACTGGTTTAACTAACCGTACTAAATTTCCAGCACCAACTCCTAATTATCTATCAGTTTCTGGAGTTAACTATGATGTAGGTGTACTTGAACATGATAATGAGCATGATACCAATATTGTAACAGTAGGTAAGTTTAAAGCACCTATTTCAACAATCATTGCTGTAACAGCAGATGCTGGAGATTCAACTATCTTCCCTATCTTGCTTAACATTGCAGATTCTGTTGGTGCTCAAATTACAGCTCTTGATGCAAGAGTAACTGATCTTGAACCATAATACAAAAATAAATTTGTATAATTCAAAAATTATAGGTAACTTTGTAGAAATACAGAGTTACCTTTTTTATTTCAAAAAATAATGGCTACATTCATACAGGGTTTTACACCTGGCACTTCCACAGATGGACAAGATTTATTAATAACAGATACTTCTGTATATGATAATACTTTACCTAAAACAGTATTTACTTCTAGAACAGTCGTAATAGTTAAAGCAGATGGTACTACAACAACAGAAGATTTTCCATATACCAATGCTGTTAATGCTACACAAGATGTTTTAACCATTGCTGATTTTTATGACCAAGACTATGTTGTTACAATAACAGTAACTTGGGAATTTGATAATGAAGGAGATCCTGATGAAGCAGAATTAGAAAAAGATTATTTATCTAATTATAATGCTTTAATAGGATTTGTTACATTAGCTGATAGTTCTGATTGTTCTTGTGATGCTGAATTAAATGCAACAAACGCATTAACATTACTTAATAATTATATTGAAACAGCTATCTTATGGGCTAAATATGATAATTTACAAAAGTCTCAAAAGTTTTTAGATAATTGTAAAGAGCTTATAGATTCTTTAAACGATTGTAATACAAATACATAATGGCATTAGCACAATCAGATATACTTATATTAATATATAAAACAGAATATTTTATTATTAATAAAGATTATGATGCTCTTATTAAGGAAGAGTATGGACTTACTTTTACTAATAAAAAAGAAGAGAATAATATTCAATGTTTGAGAATGCTTCTTAAAGCTCTTAAAATACAGTATAGTTTAGATTATACTGCTGAAGTAGCTGAAAGATTATATGTTAAAATAAAAGAAAATTTAGGTTTAAACTTAGAAACTCTACCAAATATAAATACAACTCTTGTTATATATGATGCTAATAATATTAATTCAGTATTATTAGGTACCGTTACATTAGCAACATATCAAGAGTTATTAGATAATTTACCACAGGATTATAATAAAGTAATTTCTGTAAAAGTATTTAATGAATATTTTTCTACTTTTCCATTTGCTGTTCAAATATATAGAGCAGCTATAACAATTACAGATCAATTAGTAATAACACATAATTTAAATACAACATATCTTGACGTAAGCTTTAGTGATGCTTTAGGAGTAATTATATGTGATTATGAAATAGTTAATGCAAATAGTATTAAATTATTATCTAATACTACAATTTCTAATGTTAAAATAACCATAATAGGATAATGAAGTTTACAAATAATATTATAGTAAGTGGTACTGTTACATTAAATGATGAAGCATATAGTTCATCATGGAATGGTAAATTAGAAGCACCTACTAAAAATGCTTTATGGGATATATTAGGAGCTGGTTTAGATTATGTACCTTTAACAAGACAATTAACTATTGATGGTACAACATATGATTTAACAGCAAATAGAAGCTGGACTACAGGTGCTATTACATCTTTAACTGGTGAAGCAACAGCTTCAGGACCAGGAGCATCATCTGTTACATTAACTAACTCTGCTGTAATAGGTAAAGTTCTTACAGGATTAAATATTACTGGTGGAACAGTTTTATCAACCGATACTATATTAGAAGCTTTAGGTAAAACTCAAAATCAAATTAATGGATTAATTGGTGGTCTTAACTATCAAGGAGTATGGAATGCTTCTACTAATACACCTTCTCTTACATCTTCTGTAGGTACAAAAGGATATTATTATAAAGTAAGCGTAGCAGGAAGTACAAGTCTTGATGGAACATCTACTTGGCAAGTAGGAGATTGGGCTATATTTAATGGAACTATTTGGGATAAAGTAGATAATACAGATTCTGTAAGTTCTGTTAATGGATATATAGGAGCCGTTTCTTTAATAACAGATGATATTTCAGAAGGAGTAACAAATCTGTACTACACAAATGCAAGAGCAAGAGCAGCAATAAGTCTTACTACAACTGGATCATCTGGTGCTGCAACATATAATTCTACAACAGGGGTTCTTAATGTACCTGATTATGGAGCAGGTCAATTTTGGACAAGAGCAATAACTACATTAAGTCCAGCAACAGCTAATGATAAAATATTTGCAAGTTCAGCCAGTGGATCTACATTCGAGTCTTTAAATACAGGAATTGGTGGTTTAGCTTTTTATGGTAATTCTACTAATGGTGTTGGTGCTCAATTTCAATCAGGTTCAGCAGGAGATCCAGGATTAATAGTTAAAAACATAAATGGGGGACCAATACAACAATGGGTTGATCATTCAAGTACTGTAGCCAGTGTAGCCAACAATGGCAACTTCACTGCAACAGCATTTATAACAACAGGGGGTACGGCTTCACAAGTAGTACTAGGAAACGGTACTTTAGGAACCTTGGTTACTTCAGCAGATTATATTCAAAATCAAGTAGCAGGAGCTCAAACAGCAGGATTTAGAATTTCTGGTGATGGTACTCTTGCTAATCTTACTGCTTCTACAAAGGTTAATGTTGGTAGTCCTTCTGGAACAACAGGAGCATTGAATACAGGACAAGATGGTGTTTATTCATACAGAAGTGCAGGAAGATATATAAGATTCAATACTTCTGGTGCATTCAACGACTTCTTATCTCTTGGAGCTAAACTTGTAATGAATTATGGATTCTCTGGAACAGTGGAGAACATATCCATGTTTGAGGGATCAGCAGCAGGAGATGGGCAGTTTATAATAGGTTCTCCAACAGCTACTAACGCAAGATTCTTACTTAAAGGTAAAGATACAGGAACTACCAACTACATATCAAGATGGTTCGATAGTGGTAATACTGAAAAGTTCTCTGTAAGAAATGATGGACAGACTACTGTAGCATCATTATCGGCAGGAGGATTAGTTAAATCTACAGCAGGAGTATTAAGTATTGCAACAGCAGGAACAGATTATATTACTCCTGCGGGATTATCTGCAACATCACCAATATTTTATAATTCAGGAACGGGTGTGATTAGCATACAAGTTGCAAATACTTCACAGAACGGATATTTAAGTTCAACCGATTGGAACACGTTCAACGGTAAATTAGATCCTTCAGGGAGTGGAACAGGATTAACAGGTATTGTGAAACTTGCAGGAAGCCAAACAATAACAGGAGTTAAAACAGTTGATTTAAGCAATGGATTTAAAACAGATTTTTACGGTAATACAATTCAGGTCAGTAACAGTGGAATTACGCAATACACTGTACTGAATAATGAAGGGATAAATTACGGGAATAGTACGTATGAACTATCTGTAAAAGTGCCGACACTTACGGGTAATAGATCAATTCAGTTTCCAAATGCTTCTGGAACAGTTGCTTTAACTTCAGATATACCTACATACACTAATTTTTGGCAAAAAATAGGCACATCATTAAGTCCTGTAACTGCAAATGATATTATAGACTATACTTATTCTGGTTCTTCAAACGCTTTTGCAATAGTTAATTCTGGATCAGGAATAGGTTCTCAAATAACTTCTAGTTCTACTGGAACATCCTATAACGCAAATATATCATCTACAGCTAATGGATACTCTGTTTCAATGGCAGGGACTGGTTTTGGATTTCAAGCATCTGGTGGCAATTCTTCTGGTATTGGATTTTACTCTAACAATAGTTCATCTTATACAGGAGTTCCATTCAGATATAGAAAAAATGGAGTAAATCTTTGGGAGATAGATAATACAGGAACATTAACAGGAACAAGTGCTACGTTTACAGGAACACTTGTACAGCAAAATATTACAGATGGTGTTAATCTTTTTGGGCAGAACACACAAGAGGGTACGAGAAGAGCTAATTTATTCAGCACAAATTCATATACAGCCTTCCAAACAGTAGGTGCTACAACCTTACAGTTGGGAACAAATGGTATTACCAGATACACCATAGACGCAAGCGGATTAATGAGATTTCACGCCTACGGTGCAGGAACACTTACAACAGATGCAAGTGGAAATATAACTGCTACATCTGATATGACATCGAAGATTTTAGATAGTTATTATACCAAAGGATTATCTGCACTAAGAGGTATTATTCCTATAAACCATTATTGGAACAAAGAAAGTGGTTTAGATACTGATAATCTTTATACGGGATTTTCTGCTCAAAATATTAAAGAAAACATTCCTGAAGCAGTTGGTATGATGCCAAATGGTAAACTAACATTACAAGACAGACCTATTATGGCTACAATGGTAAACGCCATCAAAGAGTTAGATACTAATGGGGGTAAGGCTTTACAAGAAGCATTGATTAGGATTGAGGAATTGGAAAATAAATTAAATAAGTTATTAAACTAATGGAACAAATATCAATACAAAGATTAAATAAATTACATCCTAAATTAAGAAATAAAGCTTTATCAGCATATAACGAAGCTGTTAAAGCTACACCAAAAGGAATACATCCTTTTATAACACAAACATTAAGAACATTTAAAGAATCTGATGATTTATATGCTAAAGGTAGAACTAAACCTGGTTCAATAGTAACTAATGCTAAAGCTGGACAATCTTATCATAATTATGGATTAGCAATAGATTTTGTTAATGAAGTTAATGGAAAAGCAGCGTGGAAAGTTGATGATAATTGGATGATTGTAGTAAACATATTTGAAAAATATGGTTTCAAATGGGGAGGAAGATTTAAATCTATTCCTGATGCACCACATTTTGAATATACATTTGGTTACAATTGGAAACAATTGTTAGAACTAAAAAATAATAATAAAGTAGATAAAGATGGATACGTTTTAATATAAAAATAATGTTAGAAAACCCTATAGAAAAAGTAAATGCTCTAGTTAAATTAGCAGATGTTGTTGGTAAAAAAACACTAGTTATGTGGTGTTTATTCACTACATTTACTAGTGGTTATTTTTTTGTTAAATATGATCTTGTACAAAATAAAAGAATTAATGAAAATTCAGCTGGTTATGAAAGACTTGTTGAAGAAATTAAAGGTATAAAAAAAATACAATTGGATAATGCTAATGAAATAAAAAGCACTATTCCTAAATTAGATACAACTATAACTAATGTTGAAGAAACCTTAAAAAGATTAAAAAATAAAAAATAATGAAAAAATTAATAGCATTCATAGGAGTAAGTGTATTATTCTCTGGAGCCACTTTTATAAATAGAGCAAATACTAATGTAGATATACCTACTAAACCAATTAGTAAAGTTGAAATAATTACACAAAAAGTATCTAAATTAGATAGTTTATTAATTGAATTAGATAAATATGAAAAAGTTAATAAATAAAAGTATAATAATATTATTAATATTATCATTACAAAGCTGTGGTGTGTTTAGTTCTGTTTTTAAAAAATCAGATAAATACAAAGACAAAAGTGAAATAAGCGTTACTAAAGATATATCTAATAATACTTTAGATAAATCTTTAATTGTTATTAAAGAAACAGTAGATTCTACTATAAAAACAGATTTTAAAAAGTTTGAAACTTCTAATTTATTAAATAATATTGTTGATATTAAAAACTTAACTATATTAAGTAATGATTTACTAGAAGTAAAACAAAATTATGATACGTTACATAAAAGCCTTAGTACTGAAGTTGTATTAAAATCTAGAAATATTCCTGTAAAAGTAAACAAAACTACTACAATAAATAAAGATGTATTTGTTAATACTAATATTAAAATAGATTCTATATCTAAAAAAGATATTATTAATAAATCTTCTATAAAAACTAAAGAACCTAAAAATACATTTTGGTTTACTATATTGTTAAGTGGAGTAGCTATTGGGTTATTTTTTGGATTAAAAAAGATTTTTCAAAAAAAGCTATTATAAATTTGATTATTTCAAAATAAGTTTGTATATTTGCATAAATTAACAAATAAAAATTAATATGAATCAGACACAAGAAAGATTATCACCAGAACAAGCATTACAAGTTTTAGGTCAAGTTGCAGGACAAGTTAAAGTTACTTTACAAGAAGGAGATGTTATTAAACAAGCATTACAAGTAATTTATGAATTAGTAGAAAACTCTAAACCTAAAGAAGAAGCTAAAGAAGTTTTAAAAGAAAAAGATAGTAAGTAATAATGACAATAAGAGAACTTGTATATAACTTAAAAGAACTTATTAAAGATAGGTCTGATGATATAATATTATCTGATAGACAAGTAGAGTTTATGATAAATTATCTACGAGAGAAACTTATTGTTCAACAATTACAAAAAGGTAGATCTATTAGTTCTAATATCAAACAAGATTTAGGAGAAGTAGCTTTACAAAGAGTTGATGGTAATGGTGGTGGAGTTAAAGTTACTGATAGAACTATACTTAGGACTACAGTAACTATACCTCAACCTATTGAATTAGATCAACAAGATTTAATTACTTATATAGGAGGCTTAGATAAACATTCTCCTATTACTTATAAGACTAAAGCTAATGCTAAGTGGAATAAGTATAATAAGTATGCATCTAAAGAACCTCTTGCTTATTACTCTAATGGTTATATTTATATAACTGGTTATGCTAATCCAGGATTAAAGTGGATTAATATAGAAGGAGTATTTGCTAATCCTCGTGCAGTACATAATTATAAGAATCCTGATGGAACTCCTTGTTATAATCCTGATACAGATAATTATCCATTATCAGGTAGAATGGTAGATGCTATTATGGATTTAATTAAAACTAAAGAACTTAATATGTTTATGCAAATAGTAGAAGATTCTACTAATAATGCTTCTAATAAGAGTTAATTATGAGTGATCTAAGAGGAAAGAATAAAATACAAAATGTATTAACAATTAAACATATATACCAATTTTATATAAAAGACATTGATAGAGATTCAAAATATTATATTGATTATAGGACGTTCAGGACTATCTGTGAAGAATTTAATAAAGAACTTTCTAATGAAATATTAGAAGGTTATTTTTTTAAGATGCCTTATAGATTAGGTATATTAAGAATAAAAAAGCGTAAAATAGATTTTAATAATCTTAAACCTGATTTTGGAGAATTTAATAAATCAGAAATTAAGAATAAACATCTTAATGAACATAGTAATAACTATTATGTTAAATATCATTGGAATAAAAGATTTGCAACATTAATTAAAAATAGAAGTTTATATTCATTTATTCCTACAAGAGCTAACAAAAGAACATTAGCTAAACTAATAAAATCAGATCATCTACAAATAAACAAATATTTTGAATAGAAAAGTTTATATATACGGTTTATTAGAAATAGGTACTGAAGAAATTAGATATATAGGTAAATCGGTTAATCCTCTAAAAAGATTTAGAGAACATAAAAGACTTATTAAATCTAAAAGAATTAATAAATTAAAGTCTTGGTTAATGTCTATTGATAATCAAGTTACTATTAAAATAATAGAAACAACTGATGAAAATAACTGGGAAGAAAGAGAAAAATATTGGATAAAATATTATAGAGATAATAATTATAATTTGTGTAATATACAAGATGGTGGTATAGAAATTCCAACTTCTTATAATAAATTAGATAAAAAATATAAAGATCAAATTAGAAAAAAATTAAAAAATAACAAACCTCCTTCTAGAAAGGGTGCTAAAATGCCAGAATCTGCTTTAAAAATAACTTTAAAGAATTTAAAAGATAAAAAACAAGCAATATTATTATATGATATAAATAAAAAATTTATAAAAGAATTTGTAAGTATGATAGAAGCTAAAAATTATTTAGGTTGTAATAATACAGCAAATATATCTAGATGTTGTAAAAATAATAAAATAAAAGGATGTTTACATCATAAATACTATAATCATTATATAATATATAAATAATGTTAAATAATAAATATATATCAGTAAAAACAATAATAGCGAAAATTTATCGTGATTTAGATTTAAAAGAAGAAGAAGCATTTACTAACTTTATTGAATGGTGTGCTGAAGCATTAGATTTTATACATGTATATCCTCAATATAATATTAAACAAATATGTTTTGAAGTAACTGCATATAAAACAGAATTACCTTATGATTTTATTGGATTAGATCAGATAGAATATGAAGGTATTAATCTTAGAGCAACAAATAATTCATTTGGTCCTATACAAGATAATGCTGTTATAGGAAGATATTATACTCCTTATTCTTATAACCAATCTAAATTAGAAAATGTTGTATTTGTAGATCCAAATAGTACTAACTATTTTAGAGATGGTTATTCTTTTAAAATAGAAAATGGTTGGTTAAAAACTTCTTTTAATGAAGGAGAAGTTCATTTATCTTATATATCACAACCTATGGATGAAGAAGGTTATCCTCTAGTTCCAGAAGATGCTTCATTTAAAGAAGCTTTGTATTGGTTTATAGTATATAAATATTTATATCCAAAAGCATTAAGAGGAGAAATTAGTGCTAGTTTTTATGATGATGCTTATAATAAATGGCAATGGTATTGTAATCAAGCTGGTGCAGAGGCAATGATGCCTGATCTTAACACATTAGAAAATATAAAAAGATCTTATTTATCATTAAAAATAAATCCTTATTTATTTAATAACTTCTTTAATAGTTTATAATGGCTCAAGCTAAATCAACTAATCAATTTACCAAAGGACTTACTTTGTCTTCTGATTATGTAAATAATCAAAAAGATACATATTCTTATGCGTTAAATGCTATTAAAGAAGATGCATTAAATGCTCCTACAATTATAACTAATGAAAAAGGATTTTCTTCTTATTTAGATTTAGGATATAATTATATATTATTAGGTTCTATTTATTTAGGTAAAGAAGATTATATATTGTTTATTAAACATACAGATGGTGCTATAACAAAATTTAATAAAATAATTCTTTATAGAGATGGTATAGTTTCTACTAAACTAGATGATATAAATTTAAATTTTAATAATGAATATGTTATAAGAGGAACTTATAGAATTAACTATAAAAATGAATTTATTATATATTGGGTAGATGGTTTAAATGAAGATAGATTTCTTAATATAGATAATGGTGCAACTATTACTGATTTAGATCAGTTATCTATTGATATTAAATATATACCAGCAGTACTTCAATCTAGAACAATAAGTGATAATGATGGTTCTTTAAAAACAGGAGCTTATGAATTCTTTGGTTCTTATATATCAGAAGATAATGCTACTACTCCTTGGTTTACTTTATCAGGAACTCCAAGTTATATAATAGATGATAATACACAAAAGTTATCACTTACTGATTATGTAAGTGTGGATGGTTCTGATAGTGGTTTAATAACTACTAAATCAATTGATTTAAATCTAATTGGTTTAGATTCTAATTTTAATAGATTTAGATTAGGTATTATTAAAACAATCAATGGTACATCTACAGGATATTATGTTGATAATATATCATATTTATCTTCTACAAAAACTATTAAATATAGTGGATTTGCAGAAGAAATAACAGTTGGTGATATAAATCAATTTGTTGTAGATCCTGTAAGATACTATGCATCTAATGCTATTACTCAATCTGGTAATAGACTACTTAGAGCAAATACTAAGTCTTCTAAATTTACTATAGACTATCAATCTTTTGCTAATAATATAGTAACTGATTATTATATAGAAGAAGAATTGGTTATGACTATGCAAAATTCTACTGATTATGATGTAAGATCAGAATGGTGGAAATCTGCTAATACAAAATATAGCGATAAAAAATCTCTCATGAGAGATGAAGTATATAGTGTTGGAGTTGCCTTTGGATTAATAGAAGAAGGTATTGAAACACCAGTATATCATATTCCAGGAAGAAAACTAAATGTAGTTCCTCAAAATTTATATGTAGAACAATATTCTAATAGTACTAATCCTGCATTAAACGTATGGGATACAAATCCTATTACAGAAAATGGTGAAACAGTACCTAGATGGAAAGTAGAAAATACAGCTTTATTGTCTACAGATGGTACACATAAAAAACCTGCTTATTGGGAATCAGAAGAAGTATATCCAAATGGTTTTAATTTGCCTATTACAGGCTCTACAAACAACGGAGCGGGTCTTACTAATGTAAGACATCATAAAATGCCTTCAACTGCCTTAGAACCTCTCTATAGAAGAGAAGAAGTAGGTAATGTATTTAGTTTCTACAAAAGAAACTTAGGTCTTAAATTTACTAATATAGTTATACCAGATGAATTAAAAAATAACATAGCGTATGTTAGATTTTATATTACTCCTAGAACTACAGAAAGTAACAAATCTATTATTGGAAAAGGTATATTTAGTAACTGTAGTTTAAGTAAAATAGATTTAGCTCCTGGTTCTGGTGGATTAGAAGGTGGACCTTTTACTACTAATCAATGGGTTGTACCTGTTATTCCTTATAATGACTTAGATGACCCTTTAAATAGTGCTGTATATAATGAAGCAAAAGGAACTAATACTTGGAATACAACTACAAATCATTATCATTCTTTTTATTCTCCAGATACTACTTTAAAAAATCCTACATTGAATATAGATAATGTTTCTATTGAAAATGAGATTGATGGTATAGTACATTACTATAATGTAATGGCTACTAAAGTAAATGCTTTACCTTATAAAGAAGGAAAAGATGGTGAAACAAAAGTAGGTAATGCTCCAGGTTATTATCCTATAAAAAGAGATATATTTTATGGTGATGAAAATAAAGGTAGAACTGTAGAATTAGGAATTAATAATCCTGATTTTCCTATATACAATCTTAAGGATGTATTTAAACCTACTTATAAATCATTATCTATATTAAACAATACAGATAAAGTAATATCAACTAAAGGTAGAAGAAAAGTAAAAAGTGCAGTTTATGTACCACATAATTCTAAATTATCAACAGATCAATTAGGTGGTATGGATAATCCATACTATTCTCCTTATGGTCAAGGTAATGTTTTAATAGAATTAGATCCTACATATCCGTATTTAGGAGCCACTACTAAAGTAGATACTTCTAGTAATTTTAAAGATACCGATCAAAGTAAAAATGATATAGGTGTACGTAATACTAGTAGTATTTTTATAGGTCCTCAAAAAGGAAGTTTTCATTTCTTTCCTATTGATAATCCTAAAGCAGTATATAGA